CTACCGGTGCTCTGACCACGGCTGTGGCTGCGGCTGGTGGTACGTGTACGAGGCTGGGGAGCCGATGGGCGTCCCCTGGCCGACGCCGCTGATTCAGCTGATGGCGACCTCGGAGTCGCAGGTCGACAACGTGTACCGGCCGCTTCGGCAGATGGTGAAGCGCGGCCCGCTGTCCGAGGTGATGCGTCCTGGTGAGGAGTTCACCCGGGTCGGCGACGACGGGAAGATCGAGACGGTCACCTCGTCGGCGCTCTCTCGACTGGGCAACCCCATCATCTTCGCGATGCAGGACGAGTCCGGGCTCTACACCACGGCGAACAAGCTGCGGAAGGCGGGCGAGACCCAGCGCCGCGGCGCCGCCGGCATGGGCGGTCGGTCGATGGAGACGACGAACGGGTGGGACCCGTCGGAAGGCTCCGTCGCGCAGACCACCCACGAGTCGAAGTCGCGGGACATCTTCAAGTACCACCCGGAGGCGCCGAAGACGCTGTCCTACGCGAACAAGCGGGAGCGCCGGAAGATCCACGCCATCGTCTACGCGGGGTCCTCGCACGTCGACCTGGACGGCATTGAGGCGGAAGCCTCCGAGCTGATGGAGAAGGACCCGGCACAGGCGGAGCGGTTCTTCGGTAACCGGTGCGTGTCCGGTTCGGCAACGTGGCTGGACGTCTCCAAGTGGGCGGCCAGGGCGAAGCCTCGCCGGGTGCGGCCCATGACCCGGATCGTGCTGGGCTTCGACGGCTCCGAAGTCGACGACTGGACGGCGATCCGCGCCGAGACGATGGACGGCTACCAGTTCACCCCGGTCTACGGGCCGAACGACGAGCCGACCATCTGGAACCCGGCGGACTACGGCGGCCAGGTGCCGGCGGCCGAGGTCCACGCTGCGATGGGCCAGCTGATGGCCCGCTACGACGTGGTCCGGCTGTACGCAGACCCACCGTATTGGGAGACCGAGATCGACCAGTGGGTGGACCTGTACGGCGAAGAACGTGTCATCCGCTGGTACACCCGCCGCATCGTTCAGATGCACTCCGCGTGTGAGCGGCTCAAGACCGACGTCACGCGTGCCAGCAACGGCACCGTCACGTTCACGCACGACGACTGCCCCATCACCGCGGACCACATCGCCAACACGCGCGCGGCCGCGCGCCCGATGGACCGGTACGTCCTGAAGAAGGCCAGCCCGTCCCAGAAGATCGACGCCACCATCCCCAGCATCCTCGCCCATGAGGCGCTGGGCGACGTCATTGCCGCGGGCCTGGCCGAGAAGAACCAGTCCTACTACTACGGCAGTTGAGAGGGGGCCCCATGGCGACGATTGAGCAGGCCCTCCAGCTGGTTCAGCTGCTCGAGGCGGAGCTGATCCAGCGCGGCGCCGACATCGCGACGCACAACGCGTTCTACGGCGGCCAGCATCCGATGAAGTTCGCTTCGGAGCAGTTCGCGAAGTTCCACGGAGACCGCTACCGCGACTTCTCCGACAACTGGACGCAGGTCGTTGCCGACTCTCCGGTCGAGCGGATGACCGTGACCGGCATCCAGGCGGCCGGACAGACGTCGGCGGACAAAGAGCTGTGGAAGGTGTGGCAGGTCAACGGCCTGGACGCCGACTCACAGCTCGGGTTCCTCGGCTCGGTCGTCAACGCCCGCAGCTTCCTCCTGGTGTGGGGCAACCCCGCGGACGAAGAGATGCCCGTGGTCACCTTTGAGGACCCGGGTCAGTGCATCGTCGCCTACGAACCGGGGTCCCGCCGGCTGCGTCGTGCCGCGCTGAAGCGGTGGCAGGACGGCAACGAGGACTTCGCCACCCTGTACCTCCCGGACGAGGTGTGGAAGTTCCAGCGCCCCCACCTGGTGGCGTCCGGGGACAAGTCTCCGCAGCTGTCCGACGTCGACGAGGCGCTCAAGAGGTGGCAGCCGCGCGACATCGAGGACGAGCCGAACCCGCAGCCGAACCCCATGGGGATCGTGCCGATGGTGGAGCTCCCGAACAAGCCGTCGCTGGCCTCGGATCCGATCAGCGACGTGGGCGGCGTCATCGCGATGCAGAACGCCATCAACCTTCTGTGGGCTCAGCTGTTCACCGCGGCGGACTACGCCAGCTTCCCGCAGCGCGTCATCATGGGCGCCGAGCGGCCGATGCTTCCGGTGCTGGGAGCGGACGGCACGGTCGTCGGATCGAAGCCGGTCGACATCGAGAAGTTCGCCGTCGACCGCGTGATGATGTTCAACGGCAAGGACGTCAAGATCGGCGAGTGGCAGGCCGCCAACCTGACCATGTACACCGGCCTGATCGAGGTGGCAGTGGGCCACCTTGCCGCCCAGACGAGGACCCCCCAGCATTACCTGATCGGCAAGATGGCCAACCTGGCGGAGGGCGCCCTGCTTGCCGCCGAGACCGGTCTCGTCAAGCGGGTCGAGGAGAAACAGATCTGGTCCGGGCAGGGCCTGCGTGAAGGCGCGCGCCTGATCGCGCTGGCCCGGGGCGAGGACGGCAAGGCCGAGGCGCTGCGCTCCGGCCGCATCCTGTGGAAGGACGCCGAGTCCCGCTCTCACGCCCAGCTCGCCGACGCGCTGCTGAAGCTGAAGCAGATTGGTTTCCCCTTCGAGTGGCTGGCCCTGAAGTACGGGCTGACACCGACCGAGGTCCTCGACGTCATCGCGATGCGGGCCAAGGAGCTGGACATGGATCCGGTCACCGAGCTCACCCGGCAGATGACCGCGTCCGCCGCCCCCATGCAGACCGCGGGGAACGAGCCGGACGAGGAGGAGACCGGGGAGGAGGCGGCGTGAGCCCGTCCCCCGAAGCAGTCGCGCACGTCGAGGCGCGACGCCGGCTGTCCCTGGCCACCGCACTGGCCACGAACCGGCTGTGGCGGCAGGTCGATCAGGACAACCTGTACCGGTCGTGGCTCGGTCTGACCGGCAACGTGCTGAGCGTCGTCATGGGAGGGCAGCTGGCCGCGGCGCAGATGACAGGGCCGTGGCTGGGTGGCCTGCTGGGAGTCGACGAGGACCAGCCGGACGCGAACGGGATCGTGCCGCAGGCGTTCACCGGCGTTGACGGCTCGGGCAGGCCACTGGCCGGGGTGCTGATGGCGCCGATCTGGACCGCGTTGCGGCTCGTCACCCAGGGCCGCCCCATCGCTCAGTCCCTGGTGGCCGGCCAGAGCCTGCTGAACGCCATCGTCGCCACGGCTGTGGCGGACGCCGGCCGGGCGGCGGACTCGGTCGGCATGACCGCGGCTCCGGCCGTCACCGGATACATCCGGGTCGTCGAGGCCGGGGCATGCGACCGGTGCATCATCCTGGCCGGTGCCAAGTACCGCACCGACAAGGCGTTCCTGCGGCACCCGCGCTGTCACTGCGGCATGGAACCGGTGACCCGAGAGCACCGCCCCAAGCCCGCGTCACCGAAGGACCTGGTGGCGCAGATGCCCGAAGCTCAGCGGCGCAAGACGTTTGGCGAGGCCGGAGCCAAGGCGTTGTCCGAGGGCGCCGACCTGGGCCAGCTCGTCAACGCCCGCCGCGGCATGCAGTCCGCCACGGTGTTCGGACAGAAGCTGCAGATCACCACCGAGGGCACCACCCGCCGCGGGTTCGCCGCGCGCCGCCTGGCCGCCGAGAAGGGCCCCGGCAGACGTCTGCGGTCCAAGACGCCCCGCCTGATGCCGGAGGAAATTTTCCGCATCGCCGACGACCGAACCCACGCCGTGCGCCTGTTGCGCCTGCACGGCTACATCGCTTGACCTTCCTCGCCCGCGCGCAACGCCTGGGCCCACACCCGCAACGGGAGAACACCATGAGCACGCCTGTGCCCGCAGAGCCGACCACCGACCCGGCCGACGAGGACATCCTCGACCCGGCCGAGACCGACGTGGACCCTGCGGTCGACGAGACCGACGCCGACCCGGAAGGCTCCGACAGTCTGGGCGACCCGGGCAAGAAGGCCCTGGCCACCATGAAGGACCGGCTCAAGGCCGAGCGCGAGAAGCGCCGCGGCCTCGAGGCCCAGCTTGCCGAGCGGGACAAGCCGGCCGAGGGCACTGTGCCCGATCAGGAAGCCCTGATCCGTCAGGCAGAAACCACCGCGCTGGCCCGCGTCAACGAGCGCCTGGTCAAGGCCGAGGTCAAGGCCGCGGCCGCAGGCAAGCTCGCCGACCCGGCCGACGCCCACCGCTTCCTCGACCTGTCTCAGTTCGAGGTGGACGACGACGGCAACGTCGACGCCGAGGAGCTCACCGAGGCGATCGACGAACTGCTGCAGTCCAAGCCCTACCTGGCCGCGCAAGGCGGCAGCACCAAACCGCGGTTCCAAGGGACCGCAGACTCCGGCGCCCGCAAGGGGAATGCCCGGCCCGCACAGCTCACCGAGGCAGACGTCAAGCGCCTGTCCGCGGCGGGCAACCACGCCGAGATCGTCAAGGCACAGAACGACGGACGCCTCGACGACTACCTCGGCCTCACCCGGTAACCCCCCTTTTCGAGGAGAACACCATGGCCATCAGCGCCTTCAAGCCGGAAGTCTGGAACGCGAACCTCCTGGTCGCGCTGGAGAAGTCGCACGTCTACGGTGCCGCCGGCGTCGTGAAC